TTACGCCCGCCGACCCTTAGAGGGTTGTTTCGGAACGATAAACTCGCCTTCGGCCCCGGAGGGTTCGGGACTATTCCGGGACTCTAGTGCAGCCCTCAGACCTTCGTCCAGGGCGTGCGCGTAGACGAGGGTCGACTTGATGTCGGCGTGACCAAGCGCCTTCTGAACGAGCCGCAGGTTGCCGCTCTCGTGCAGGAGGCTGGTGCCGACGTGGTGGCGCGTTCCGTGGATCAGGCGAGGGGCAGTGAGACCGGCGCGCTTGGCCGCCTTGCGCAGGCGCGACTGGAGGGCCTTGTACAGGATCGGCTGGAGCTTGCCGCGATGGTCCTCCTCGAGCCACACCGTGTTTAGGCCCGCCTCCTGGGCGCGGCCGACGCGAGCGGCGATCTGGCGGGCGTCAACGACGCGCAGCGGCACCAGGTGCGAGCCCTTCTTGCGGTTGTTCAGGACCAGGCTTGGGCCATCAGGAATGAAGGCCTCGGGCGGAAAGAAGATCTCTCCGAACCGGAAGCCGTAGGTCAGGAGCAGGGTCAGGACGAGCGCCGTGTTGGGGTCGCACTCAGCCAGCCAAGCGCGTTGCTGGTCAGCCGTATAGATGACGATGTCGGTGGCCTTCTCTGGCAGGATCAGGGCCTCCCAGTCGATATCCGGCAGGCCCTTGACCTCCCAGGTGCGCCGCGCGCGGTTAAGGATGCTGCGCAGGGGCTTGATGACGTCGGCGTTGACCGTCGCGTTGGACAGCTCGTAGCGCGTGGGCTTCACCGCCATCGCGCCGGTAGTGGCCGGCCTGGCCTTGGCGCGCGTGTAGCCTTCGCCTCGACGCTTCTCGATCGCGACCGAGACCTTGCGCGTCGTAATGTCGGATAGGCGCGTGTTTGCCCCGAGCAGCCGGATCATGATGGCCAGGCGGTGTTCCAACTGGACAGCTGAAGCTCGCCCGCTGCCGACCTCGGACCACCAGCGGCCGGCGGCCTCATCCAGGGTCATCCCCTCGCCGCTGTCGTAGGCGCCCGAGGCGACCTGATCGCGAACTCTGCGCTCGACGGCCTCGGCCTTGCGGAGCGTTTCGACCCCGGTGGAGCCAGTGTAGCGCCTTCCGCGGTGCTGGAAGTCGTAGTGGTAGAACCGGCTCTTTCCCGGCTTGTAGATGCTCACGGCCGACTACCGGCGCGCGCGGGCCCGCTGGCTGAAAGGCACGACCTTCCCGCGCGAGACGTGCGCTGGAGCGGGCTTGCGGGGGCGGTCGGGTACATCGTGTCCATCGAGAAGGAAGGCGCGCAGATCGTGCTCAGTGTAGCTGCGCAGCCGGCCACGCCGGACGGCCTTGACCACGCCCGCGTCAGTAAGGGCTTTGAGGGTGTCGGGGTCAACACCGATGAGGTAGGCGGCGGCCTTGAGAGTCGCCACGGCGGTGACGCTGAAGACGGCGACGAACCGGGCTTCGGTGATTGGGCCTAGGGCGCGCTCAGCCCCCATGGCTACTCTCCTGGGTCTCAGCCTTAAGCGCGGCGCGGCCGGCGTCGGTCAGTTCCCACACGTTGCCTCCAGGCTCGATCCCACGTTCAGCGGCAAACACGTCGTCGAGGTCGTCCTCATCGACTGGCCGCAGGTAGATCAGCCCGGCCGTCATCCATGCGTCTTCGAGGTCGGCGTGATCGCCGCAGGCGTTGTTGTCGATCCGATCCCAGTCGCATTCGCAGAAATCGTCCCAGTACCGGCGCAAAGCTTCATCGGGTGTCAGCTTACCCATGCCCGCCTCCGCTCTTGGGGTGGGCGACGTGGAAGATCGCCGTCGAGGTAGTCGCCGCGTGCCCGAAATAGTCTCGGTTCAGCCGCATGGCGATATCGTTCGCCAGTTGAACACTCACCGGGCCGATGAATGGCGAGGAGCAGGTGCGGCGATAGACGGATTGTCCTACCACGGGAAAATCTTCGGGACAAAGTGGATCGATGATGCTCACCGGCCCTCTCCCTCGCTCATAGGGACGCGAGACACCGAAGCTGCGTAGTCGTCAGCCGCCTCCTCGAATTCCGGGAATGGGTCGATGGACCAAGCATCATGCACGGCCTGAGCACCTGCGAGATAGGCCGCCCTTACCAGTCGCACCACGTCGGCCGGCAGTTCGTCAGTCCCGGTTGCGGGGTGGGCGGGGATCAGGGCCAGGATGGCGTCGGCCTTGGCGAGGCTTTCGGCCGTGGCGCGCAGCTCGTCGTCGCGAACCGCCGTCAGGGCTCGTCGTGAGTCTTCGCTCATCTGCACGGTGGACAGGGCATGGTTGCAACCGTCCAGGCGCTCCCAGTAGCCCTCATGGTCGATGATCCGCGCCACAGCTTCCCTCACCCCTTCCGCAGGCTTGGCCTCGACGGGAGGGGCGAACACTGCCTCAACGTCTTCACGGCGGACTTGCACAAGGGTCGTGACTTCGTCCCACCCCGGCGTGCCCGGCTTGGTCGATGCGCACCGATGCTTGAGCGCCTCCCATGCGTCTCCATCCTCACCGGAGCGGCGGCCCTCGGTGCGGGCGGCGTCGATGATCTTGGCCAGAAGCGACCATTCTAGTGACGTGCCGCCCTTGATGGTTTCGCCAAGAGTTCCGCCTGCGGCGCGTTCGATCAGCGCGCGGTCTTCGGGGTTCAGGTCGGTCATATCGGACGCTTCCATTCGATCAGGGGCGTGTCGTACCCCAGCATGAGGGGGTGACGCGGGTGGCCGTCCTGGGCCGTTCCAAAGCACATCAGCGGGCGGCCGATGCCGTCAGCCATCTCGGCGATACGGCGCCACCGGCGGCGGAGGTGATTTGGCAGCTTGGCGAGCGGCCCCCAGGCGACGATCACGGTTGCCGACGCGCGCATGATGTCCGCGAGGTGCGCATCGTTCTGCGGACCGCACGGATCGCCCACGCGCTTCAACTCGTTCACGTCGGTGGCCCGATAAGCGAACTTGTTGCCGACGATCGCCCAGCCTGCGCCCAAGCGGTTGCTGAAGCCGATGACTTTACGGATGGTGGCGTCGTCTTCGGTCGCGTCAGCCGTCGATGGGTTGACCATAATCCAGGCCACGGCGCCCGCGCCGCTGAGGGCGTGACGTTCAAGGCGGTAGCGGTACAGGCCGCAGTCAGAGATGATCGCGCTCACGACCCCTTCTCCTCGCTAGCTGTGAGAGCGAGGCGGCCGGCAGTAGAAATGACCTCCGGCGCGGGAAAGCGGCTCTCGTCGTCGCCGTCATCTTCGTCACAGATGAGGCCAGCGTTTCGGAGCGCCGCCATCTCGCGCCAATCCAGATCGCCCCAGGTCGGGTGATCCCCTTGGCCGCGAAGCCATGCCCGATCGCCGTCCTGAGAATGGATGATCGCGGCGCCGTCGTTGAGCAGCTTCTTCAGAAGGTTGAAGCCGTAGATTGTCAGCTTCGCCATCACGACTTCTCCCCCGCGACAGGTCGGGCAGCATCGAAGTTTCCGTCCTCGATGTGAGCGGCGAACTCGAACAGGGCATCAGCGCGGTAGAAAGCTGCATCCCGCATGGACTGCGCCAGGTCGGTGCGCGTGTCGTGATAGACCATCTGCCGATCTGCCCAGGCGCGGGCCGTTTCGATCAGGCCGGTACGGTCCATGGTCTGCCAGCGTTCAGGAGCGAGCGCAGCCGTCGCACCCACAGCGGCCTCAGGCGGCGAGCCGCTGGGCAACTCCGGGAGGCCTTCAGGCGGCGCGGCAGGTTCCTCGCTGCCCTTGGACAGGAGGGCAGCGCGACCGTGATGCAGGGACGAGACGCGCGTGATCTCCTGGAAGATCCGGTCCACCTCTGACATGCGACCGCCGAACTTGCCCTGGCAGTGAGCGGCGGCCTTGTGGATCACCTCAAGGTCGGCATGGGCCAGCTTCAGCGCCTCGTCTCGCTCTGCGATCTGGCGGCGGGCGTCGGCGAGGGCGGCTTTCAGGTCCTCGTTTTCGGCCTCGGCGCCCTTGGCCTCGCTCTCGGCATTGCCGTAGTTCTCGTTGGCGTCGTCCAGCGCGTTGGTCAGCCGCTCGTTCTCCCCCTCTAGGCGGGAGAGTTCGGCGCCGAAGTACTCGTCCAGCGCCTTCGTCAGACGCTCCGTCGAGCCCGCGACCGGGCCGGGATAGAAGTGGTCGCGAACGATCTCCTCGACCTTCTTGTGCCGCTCCTTGGCGGCCTGGATGGAGTCAGCGGTCATCGTCCGCCTCCCATGTCGCGATCGAACGTCGCGTTGTCCATGTCCTCGGCAGCGCAGCCGATGTGCATCAGCTCGCCGTCGCTGGTCCCGGTGGGCTGGCCCGGCATAATGGCCTCCGAGCACCACGGGCAGTATGTGTTGACCGGAGCTTCGGGCTTGTCGGCCTCGCGCTTCGATGGCGCTGCCGCCGCACGGGCACGGTCGGCCCAGCCGGCAACGAGGATGTGCGAGAGGTCGCCACCACGGGCACGGTGCTTGATCTTCACTTCACAGGCATCGAGGTTCAGGGCCGCACTCAGCAGCGCCTCGTCCTTCGCCTTGATCCGCCCCTCCGCTTCTTCAAGGGCGGCGAGAAGGGAGAGGATGACGGCCGGGTTGGCGGCGGCGATGAAGGCTGCGTCCTCCACCGCAATGGTCTTGCCGACCTCGATGCCATCGCTACCGCGAAAGCAGTTCATGAAGCCGTAGTGGCCACGGCTGACCGCCCAATCGCTGGACGTCGCCTTCTCAGCCTTCGCCTTCAGGTCCGCTCTCACTTCATCCGTCAGTACAGAGTTGTCGGTCATGTCACTCGCCCTCGTGCTCGATTTGGCGTTCGCCGATGGGCGCAGTCGGGTCGTCGGCGAACATCCAGTAGTGCGCCTCAACAGCCATCGCGATCCGCTCGACCGGATGCCCGAAGTGGCGCGCGGCCTGGGCGAAGGTGCCGTAGCGCGGCGTGCGGCGATGGCCCTGCAGCGACCACTTCTGGACGCGATTGGCGAAGATGAGCAGCCGGCGCATCTCGTCGGCCGTCATCGCCTTCAGCCGCGCCGTGAACTCGGTCTGTTCGTGGATGTTGTCGGTCATGGGGTTCTTGTCCTGGCGCTTGAGGGGGCTAGGCGGCGACATCGAGAAGGCCAAACTCGACCAGTTCGCGCACCGCGCCGGAGAACGACTTCTTGTTCTTCAGGGCGTAGCCGCGGATCTCGTTGAAGGTGTCGTCGTCGAAGCTGAGAAGGATGCGGCGCTGGTGTCGGCCTCTGTACGAGGAGCCGTTGCCGGGTTTGGTGCGGGACTTCTCGGTCATGCGGCCTCCACGTGAGGCATGGGGCAGGCCGGGCCATAGGTCGGATCGCGGGCGCATGGTTGGCCAGCAGCAGGCATCGAACCGCACTGGCGACATTCGGTCGTGTCCAGCACGGACGCCCAGTCGCTGGGCCACACCCGCGAAACGGACGCCTTTACGAAGCCGTTCGGGCTTTCGAGTGGATAGCGGTAGGTCCCGTTCTCGCTCGGGGTGCCCGGCTTGACGAAGACGATGGCCTTCGACCCGACATAGCGGATGAAGTGGCCCCGGTAGATCAGGATCGGGGGCTCTTCCTCCTGCTCTTCGTACGAGCTGACGCGCGAGGTCAGCCAAGCGCGCGTCTCCACCGTGACCGGATCGCCAGGCCTGAACAGCGGCCTGAAGTCGGCGCAGTGGTGCTTTGCCGAGCGCACGCCCAGGGCGGCCAGCGCCTTCGCTACCGTCTGTCGCGTCGGGCAGGTCTTCGCCGGCAAGGCGCAGGTGCGGCAGGTGTAAAGGTACGGCACTATTCCCCGCTCCCCGGCTGAGTGGCGGGGGCGAGAGCGAACTTCTGCCGGACGTCCGCGCGGGCATCGTTGACGGCCTTCGAGAGCGCCGAACCGTAGTTCCAGGCCACGTCCGCAAGCTTCTCTTCGACGACGATCGCGCCGTTCAGAAGGAGCATGGTCGGCCGATCCCAGCTACCGCCAGCGGTCATGTGCTCGATGTGGATGGCGTCGAGAATGTCGAAGTAGGTCGTGGTCTCGGTGAAACGCATGCCCTGCCAGACGCGGCCGGACGCGGTGATCACGACGAAGTTTCTGGGCTTGGCGTCAGACATTGGCGACCTCGCCAACCCGAGGGGCCGAAAGCTCCTGGCGCGCCTTCTCTGACAACGTCGCCAGCTTCGCCTTGTGGTGCGCGACATGCGTCTCGATCACCGGAATGGCGAGCGAGTACGGGACGTTGAAAAGGCGGGTGCTGGTGTCGCCGCTGGGGACGCCGAGTTGCAGGCCGGTCTGAACGCGACCGAAGGCGTCACGGATGTCCTTGACCCGGAAAGTCTCGGTCGCCTGCCGAACCTCTTCGAGCAGCTTCTCCGCCGCTTCCAGTTCCCGATAGGCCAGGGCGATATCGGTCGCCGTCTCTTTGCTGATCAGGGTCATGCTAGTTCTCCAGGGCGGAACGAGCCGCCTTCTTGGTGGGGGCGAAGGGGCGAGAAGGGATCTTGCGGACGCCCTTCGGACCCCAGGCGTTGACGTGGGTCGGGATCGGCTTGGTCGAGCGCTTCTCGCCAGCCTCGCGCTTACGGTTGCGGCGGGCCTTGGCGATCATCGCCACGTCCAGCTTGGTCTTCATCTTGTGGTGGTAGGGGCAGAGGGGACGGAGGTTGTGGTCCTCATCCGCCCCGCCCAACTCCAGCGGGATCGTGTGGTCGATCTCCAGGCTGTCCACGATGGAGCAGCCGGGCGAAGCGCAGCGACCGTTGAAGCGCTCCAGAACGCGAGCGCGGCGGGTCTTGGTCATGGCCTTGCGCGGCGTGGCCTCGACGGGTTCGCGGGTGATGGCCATCAGGCGGCCTCCGTCACACGCGATAGGGCGACCGGATCGACCGACAGCAGGTCGCCAACCCAGCGCATAATGTCCGTCTTGCTGGCCTGAAAGTCGGCTTTGCCCATGGCGCGCAACGACTGGCTCTTAGCCTTCAGCACGCGGACGACGGTCTGCTCGACCTTGACGACCGTGTACTCGTCGACCTCGTTGCGGAGGTGGCGCGCCCAGCGTTCAGCCTCCGCTCGCGAGTTGCAGGGGTAGTCACTGACCGTGCACCAGCCGGTGGCGATCAGCGCTTGCTTGCGCAGGAATTCGGCGCTCGGATAGTTGGCCGCTATGCTCTCGGGCAGGGAGAGCCAAGCATCCTTGAGCCAAGCGAACTCCTGCTTGTGGCTAGCCTCAGAGCGCTCCTCGACCTCGACCATCATCCGCGTCTCGCCGATGGCGAACACGGCGTCGGCCTGGCGCTGGAAACGCGGAGCGATGACCCAGGCATCCCCCGACCAGCGGTAAGGCATAGGAGCGCCGGCCATTACGCAGCCACCTTCTGAACGCGGGCCTCAAGGGCTTCAATGTCGGTGGCGACGTCGGCGAGGAAAGCGACGACTTCGGCCTCAAGCTCGGCGATGCGGGTCTCGTCGCGGTGCACGCGCTGGATGAAAAGCTCATGTTCGGGCGGGAAACGCGGATCGAAGCTGACGAAATCGCACCAAGCCCGGCCGGTAGACGCCATTTGCCAGAGCATCTGGGTGACGTAGCGGGCGGGAACGGCTCCAGACTTCAGCGTTTCGAGATGCGTCGCGCTGTTCGGGCACTTGATCTCCACGAGGCCAAGATCTCCGACCAGGCCATCAGGGCTAGCGCCTGACATGGCGATGCGCGGATGATCGACGAACGCGATCTCGGTCACTTCGCAGTCGGTTTCGAACTCGTAACGCTGGCGAGCGATGGGTTCTTGGTCAGTACCCCACTGCATCGCGGTCGAGGTGAAGCCCTCGGCGCGGTTTCCGGTCAGACGCTCGAGAACGATCTCGGCGAGATAGTTGGCGCGCGAGGCCGCATAGCCGCTCTTGGTCTTGGCCACGACGTCGGCGACGCGAGAGGCAGTGACTTTGCCGAGGCGCAGCGCGTGCCAAGCCTCGGTCCCTTGGATGACGCCGGTCATTGGGCGGCTTCCTTCGTCTGGAAGCCATTGCGGCGCTTGTTGTAGAGCGCAACGATTTCCGAGCGCTCCTTGTCGTTGACCATCTTGGTCACGCCCTCAAAATTGGTCGCGCGCCAGTTCTTCAGCTGGTCGAGGTTCTCGGCCATGTTGATGTCGGTGATCGCCTTGCGGGCGACTTCACCCAGGCCCGCGCTGGCGCCGTCGTCGTCTTCGCCACGGCTGGTCAGGTTGAGCAGAAGCTTGGCGGTGTAGCGTTGACCGTAGCTGGTCGAGGAGCCGATAGCCTGGACGGCGTTCTTGCTGCCGCTGCTGTCGACGGGCAGCGGAAGGGTGGTCTCGGTCTTGTGGCCGTCACGATGCGACAGGACGCCGGTCACGCTGACCATGCCGTCAGAGCGTTCGACGCGGAACGTCAGGGCGAAGCCGTATTCGGCCAGGACGGGCCGGATCGCCTCGTTGATGTCTTCCCAGAGGGCGTAAGTCGATTGGACGACCTTCTGGCCATTCTTGATAGCGCCGCGCTCCTCGATGACCGGCAGCTTCGGTTGCATTTCGGCCAGGGCGGCGTTGAAGGCGACTTCGGCGCGGGTGGCCTGGACGCGCTCTTGCATGTTCAGCAGCCGCTCAAGCGTCTCGATGGAGGCGTTCGGGTTGGTCGCGACACGCTCGATCAGATTGGCGATCGTGGCCCCTTCGACGGGGGCGGCGTCCTGCGTGTCGGTCTTGGTCATCGCGTTCATGACGTGCTCCTCAGTTCGGAAAGCCGACGCCGGTACGCGGCGCGGGCGGCTTCAAGGGTTGGTGGATCAAGGGCTTTGAAGGCGTCGGCGTTGACTTCGCCGAAATCCGCCAGGGCCGGTTCGTCACGCGCGAGCGACAGGGCCATTTCGACCAGGGCAAGCGCGCGGGCATCGGGCAGGTCATCGGCCATGCGTCCGACGACGCAGCCCAGCCAGGATCAGCGCCAGGCAACCGGCCAGGATGGCGCCGTACACCAGCATCGCCTGGACATGGCGGGGCAGGGCGAGGAACCAGACCGCACCGCCGCCGACCGCCACGAACAGCGAGACGAACAGCAGGGCCTGGCGCACGTCCTTCCAGAACAAGCTCTGGTCCAGAGACCCGGCGGAGAGGCGTTGCGACGCTTCCTCTTCGCAGTTAACCGGCGTCGCGCGGTGGGTGGGGTGGAAGTCCATAGGACGCTCCTCAGGCCGCAGTCGGCGGCGTGTTGTTGGTGTGGCGCTGGAACTGGACGACCTTGGGCTCACCCATCAGGGCTGAGTGGGCGTCTTGCAGGGCCTTCTGGGCGGGGTGGTCTAGAGGGCGATCAAGGACCGCCTTGCGGATGACCTTGGCGAGTTCGGGGTCGGTCACGAGGCCATCTCCCGAAGCGCCAGGGTCAGGACGTTCGCCTTCCGCTGCTCCCGGATGGCCAGAGCGCGGTGTTGGGCGGCGAAGACCTCCATGCCGCGAGCCTCGTTCTCGTCGGCGAACCGACGGTTCAGAGCCGCTTGGCTGGCGTGGAAGGCGCGGCGGGTTTGCAGCTGGTCCAGCATGTCAGGCCGCCTTCGCTTTGGCGGCGCCGGGATGTCCGACACGATGGAAAAGCCAGGCCTCGAAATCGGCTCGTTGCGCCTGAGTGACAGGCTGGAACGGAGCAACACCGCGCAGCTTGCGCCAGACACTCCACTGGCCCGAGATCCATCCGCTGAACTCGTAGCCCTTCCAGGCCGCCCCGATGGGCAGGCGCTGCGCTAGGCGGTAAGCCTGAAAGTACGGCTGTTCAGCCGACGAAACGAACGCGCACGCCCCGGTGCAGATGCAGTCGTCGCAAGCCATCACGCGGCCTTCCGAACGCGGCGCGCATCGGCGGCCAGCTGCACGGCGACCAGGGCCGCTTCGGCGTTCGCCAGGGCCTCGACCAGCTTGCGGTCGGCGACCACGTCCAGCTGGCGACGCATGGCCATCAGGTCGAAGGCTTGGCCAGCGGCGACCGTGGCGATGGACACCTCGTGGGTCGCCGGGCGGGGCTCGGCGCGCGAATTCCGGCGCGGGTCAATCGCGCTCAGAGCGTCTTGGAGTTGGGTGGCGGTAGCCATGTGGCGTCTCCCGTTCGATGGAGACGATGTACGCATGACGTACATTTGAGGTCAATCGGCAATGTGCGTGGAGCGTACATTTTTTGGCACGACAAAGCCGGTCGTATGTGGCAGCGCGGCCAATCGACTCATGTTGACCACCGTGCAGAATAGTCGGCGTTAACTTTTGGAGCGGGGAAGGGAGATGGCGATCTATGCCGTGACGCGCTTTTGCGTGGCGTCTTTTAAGCGCGATCGGGGGCTGCTGGTTCAGGCAGAGGCGAGCGAGTTCTACGACGAGACGTCAGCCCGGCGTGCGTTCAGTTCAATGCTGCGCAGGAGCGCTGGAGCCGCCCTCTTCACTGTGACCGGGGAGCCGGGTTCAGGACTCTGGAGGCGTCCGCGCCTTATGCTCGCTCTTGGTGAGATCGTGGAGCCTGAACTGTGGCCGGCGACTTAGGGTCTGGAACAGGCGGTTTCCAGTATCCCCTCGATAACCGTTTCCGGTGGCGCGACGTGCGCTTTAGTTAGCGCTGGTTCATAGGAATTCGAACTCACGATAGCGCCCTGAGCGTCGTAATAGACGCTTGCAAGCACCTTGTAAGAGGATGCGCCGCAGTTGGCTTGATAGCGCATTAGCGCCTTTACTGATCCATCCTTGAGCGGACTAGAATACACCCACCGCGCCCAGAAGTATCTTTCTAATCTCGACCCAGTAACGCGGCTAGCATCTATGGATATTTCGTCTCCGTCATCGCTCTTTGCAGCTAGCACCCAATCCGCCGATGCGGAGGGCAGTGGCGAAAGCAGAAGAAGCAGAGAGGCGCCGATCGGCGCGAAGTTTCGAACTCTCATGGCCTGGGGTAGGCGTAAGTGGGCGTCTTCGGCGCGTAGGGGTTGTTCACGCTATCTGGCGAGTACTGCGAGCCGTAGCGTCCATAGGGGTTCGACGTGCTGTTCGGATCGTAGGGATTGTTCGACAGGTTGCCGCGATAGTTGCCGTCTTGGTCGATCAGGACGGGCGGCTTCGTCGCATAGGGGTTGTTTGCGCTCTCGTTGCTGTAGCGCGACCCCATGGGGGAATACGGGTTGGCCGGCGTGTTGCCATAACGGTTCTGCTGCTGACCGAAGCCGCAGTTTATGACGCACGTTTGGGCGATGGCTGATCCGCCAATCATGGCGACTGCGACGCCGATAAGAACTCCACGCATACTAGGCCCTCCCTCCTGTAGCGGTGCTATCCCGCCTTTCTGAACGTCTTGGCGATCTCGACGACTTGGCTCTTGGCCGCGGGCTCGAGTTGATCCCAAATCGAGAAAATTGCCTCCGGTGAGCCTGGATCTCGCATCAACAGGCTGGCGGGGTCGGTGTTGTAGATGTCGGCCAGGAGCTCCAGGAGAGCCTGGTTATAAGGGTGAACCCCGCGCTCTACCCGGCTGAGTGTCGCATGGGTGGTTCCCGCACGCTCTGCTACCTGCTCAAGCGTCAGGTCGCGGTGTTTCCGCCACGCGCGCAGATAGTGCTTGGGCCGCTGTTCCATAGTGTACGCAGGATGCACAACGACTTGAGCGCGCGCCATCGCGTGCGACGTACAAGATGGCTTGTGGAAAATGTACGCCTGCCGTACATTCTCAATCATGAGCAACGCCCTTCAAGCATGGATGGTCGCGAACAAGGTTCGTGATGAAGCGCTCGCCGCAAAGGTCGGCGTCAGCAGGGTCCAGATCCTGCGCCTGCGGAAGGGTGACAACCGCCCCTCATCCAAGACCGCCCTTCGCCTCCAAGAGGTGACTGGCATCCCTGCTGCCAAGTTCATCCTGGGCGAGGCGGCCTGAAGCCATGCCTCGGGGGCGACAACAACAATCGAACGCGGCCCCTGGGCCTCCTGACAGCGGACACCCGAACGCCGCTGCGAAGCTTGCGCATATGGATCACAGCCCGGCCGGGACAAGCCGCCACATTGAGACGGGCCATGCGCAGGAAGTTCGGCCCTCATTGACCTTCGCCGCCATCCCCCAGGTGGCGAGACGAGGACGCGTGGCCCGCCCCACCGCTGCGCGTCCTCACCCCTACCTTGCAGAGCATCTGACGGCTCATGGCGCCGTGAACAGCCGCCACGGCCTCGCACTCTTCCGCATCGCGGCGCGCCTCGACGGCCAGCACCGCCGCGCGGATGGCCCGCTCAATCTCCGTCATCCCAAAGCCCCACGCGTCCGGCTCGCCTGCCGTGACACCGGAAACATGCCTGAACCCATTTCGGGCTTCACCTTGCAAAACAGGGCGATTTTTCAATGAGCCGTGTCTGGTCAGCCAAAGAGCTGAAATCGCACTTCCGCGCCCTGGTAAAAGAATTCGGCGGCGTCGAGGCCGCTGGTGTCGAACTGGGCATCAGCGCCCAGCGCATCAGCCAGCTGCAGAACCCGAACAAGGACGACCTGCCTGGCTTCCTGCAGGTCATGGCGCTCGAAGCGGCGCTCGAGAAGTCCGTGGTGCTGGCCACCGCAGCCGAGGCTGTGCGCGGCGCCCACGGCGACGAACTGGGCGAGGCCGCCATTGCCGCCGTCACGAAGGCCGCTTCGGCGCTCGCCCGTATCCACGAGATGGACGAGGACGACGAGCGCGAAGAGCACGAGATCCGCGACGTCCAGGCCATCACGGGCGAGGCGGCGACGAACGTCCTGCGCCTGCACCACATCGCCGGCCGCCTGAAGCCTGGTCGCCGAGCGTAACCCGACGCCCCAAGCGCTCGGGGGCATTGGCGGGCGCGAGTAGGGATCAAACACCCATGTCCACCGACATTAAGGGCCTTCCGGTCGCAGGCTACAAGCCGACGCAGACCGCAGAAGCCGTGGCCTTGGTCAACGAGATCAAGGCGCATGAGGAGCGCACGCTTCGCCTGCTGGATCGCATCAAGGCTGACGCCGGTATCGACCCTGACGGGCGCTGGCTGCAGACCGGACGCACGCACATCGAGGAGGGGTTCTCGTTCGTCTGCCGCTCAGTCTTCAAGCCGGGACGCTTTGCTTTGCCGGAGGACAGCGAAACGTCCTGGCAGGATCGGGTCAAGAGCGAGGCCCAGGCCCTGCGACTGAACCTCAACGGCCTGACCGCCTACATCGCGGCCGGCGCCCCCGGCGCCAGCGAAGAGCAGAAGTCCCTTCTTGGCGACCAGAAGCGCCACATGGGCGACTACCTGGACGTCCTTGAGACCCGCCTCGCGGAGGCCGGCCAATGACCGACGCCATTCCCCACGCGGACGTTCTCAACCAGCAGGCCCAGGGCCAGCTGAAAGCCGTCATCGAGCGCGTGGAGCGTGTCGAGGCGGACGAGGCCGAGCAGCGGTCCTTCAAGAAGGACATCTACGCCGAGGCAAAGTCCGCGGGTTTCGACGTCAAGGCCATCAAGAAGGTGGTCAGGTTGCGCAAGATCGACCGGGCCAAGCGCCAGGAGGACGATGCGATCCTAGACACCTATCTCGTCGCCGTCGGCGAGGCCTGACCCATGGGCCGCGCCTTGTACCCCCAGGCCGCCGGCCAGCATGGCGCGGCCTTCCTCGACTGGCTTGCAGGCTTCGGCCGCGCCCTCCGTGGCGAGCGCACGCTGATCACCACCCATGACGCCGCCCAGGCGCTGGGCCGGGCCGCTGCTGAGAAGCGCCGCCGGGCCGAGCTGACCCAGAGCGAGCGCTACGCCAACAAGCACGCCCAGCTTCGCGCCGAGCGTGACGGGGAGGGCGGCTGGCCGCTCAAGTTCCAATGAACGCGCCCACTGCGAGGAGCTGCGCCCACTGCGAGGAGCTGCGCGAGGAAATCCGGTTCCTGAAGCGCGAGCGCGATCTTCAGCGCATCCAGGATCAGGTGACCTGCCTGAAGGTTCACTTCGGCCTCTCGCCCGCCGAGGCGCATATCCTGTCGGTCCTCTACGCCGCCAGCGGCCGAGTCCTGTCGAACGTCCAAATCGACGACATGACGCCGGCGCCCGTAGTCGGCGAGGATCGCCAGCTGAAGCATGTCGATGTTCGCATCTGCCGCATCCGCAAAAAGCTCGGCGCGGCTGCAATTCAGAACGTCTGGGGACGCGGCCACTTCCTGACCGATATCGGCCGCCTTCAGGTCGAAGAGGCCCTGGAAGGCCAGAAGGCGAGGGCGGCATGACCCCCGTCACAATCCCAGCCATGCCCGCCCGTGTACGCGCGATCATGGACCGCGTGTGCGCTCACTACGGCATCGGCATCAACGACCTTCTGCACCACGGAAGAACCCAGGCCACGTGCCGTGCGCGCTTCGTCGTCGCTCACCTGATCCGCACGGGCGTTAACGAGGCTGGCGCGTCTCCTAGCCTGCCGCAGATCGGCCTCTGGATGAACCGCGACCACACTTCTATCTTGAACATGCTTCGGCGTTACGACGAGCTGCGCGACGAGATCGACTGGCGCGAAGACTTCACCAGCGCCGCGCCCGCCCAGATCGCCCCCTTCACCCATCCGCCGGCCAATCACCGCCTCCAGATGCGCCAGGACATGGCGGAGGCCTGCGGATGACCGCGCCCAGCTGGTTCATCAAGACCAAGCCCGTGAGCCCTGCTGTAGCGGCTGAGGTTCTGCGCCAGTGGCGGGCCATGCAGGCGGCGGGGAAGGCATGACCATCTCTTCTGCCGTTCTGGACGCCTTGCTGGCCTCCGGCGCTACTGCCGAGATGATCGTCGCCGCTGTGAAAGCGGATGCGGCGGCTGACGAGGCGCGCCTGTCGGCAAAGAGGGACGGTAACCGGGTCCGCCAGGCCAGAAAGCGCGCCAAGGACAGCGAGGGTAACGCGCCGTCACGCGATGTAACGCCTGTCACGCGTGACGCCCCCGATAAAGAAGTTTCCCCCACACCCCCTTCAAGAAATTACCCCCCTAAAGGGGGAGATATAACTACGCGTGAGCGCGAGGAGCCGGCGGATTTTGACCGGTTCTGGGCGGTTTACCCCCGGAAGGTCGGCAAGGAGGACGCTCGGCGGAAGTTCGCCGCAGCCGTCAAGGCCGGCGCTCGCGTCGCTGAGCTGATCGTCGCCGTGGAGCGTGACTGGACAAGCCAGTGGGCAGGCAGGCCGCCGGACATGATCCCGCACCCCTCGACCTGGCTGCACCAGGGCCGATGGCAGGACGAACCCCCACCGCAACCCACGAACGACTACACCCCGCCGAGAGGCCCCCATGACCGCCGTTCCCGCCAATCTCAGCAGCTCGACGAGCGTTTCGAGAACTATAGCCGAGCTTTCTCCGGGGCTGAAATCGCTGCTCAGCGTCGAGCCCTCGAACCATCGGGCGGTTTCTGAGATCGCTGGCAATCCGGTGCTGCTGGCCGAATGCCGGCGAGCCCTGCCGGCGATCCATGCCAACGCCACCATGCCGGCCGGCGCCGATGGCGTCACGAAGGTGGTCGCGTCGATGTTCGTGATGTTCCCGCAGCCCCAGCGCGCCGAGCCCGAATGGGCCGAGTTCTGGGCCAGCTACCACAGCGTGCTCAGCGACCAGCCCTTGACCGCCCTGGAGGCTGCGAAGGCCGCGATCCTGCATGACGCCAAGGTAGAGTTCCTCCCCAAGCCGGCCCGGTTCTTGGAACTGGCCAAGCTGACGCCGAACCGCGCGGTGCGGGCCTACGACCGGGCGAAGGCAGCTGTCGACTACAGGGCGCCGGTCGAAACCGCCAAGCTATCGCCCGACGAGATCAAGGACATGATCCAGCCCATCGCTGGCCGTGTCCGCCTGGAGCCGACAGAGGCCGACAAGGAGCGCGTGCGCCGGATGATGCGCGAGTTCATCGCCAAGGACGAGGAGCGCAAGGCGCGTGAAAAGACCGCGCAGCCGCCGCGCCCGGATGTCTCCGGCGCCGTGGACGCCTCAGGCATCACGCCCGAGCTGCGAGCCCTGCGCGACCGCCAAGCCCAAGCGTAACCATTCACAGTCGGGGAACACCATGAGCAAGCGCCGATACAAGCCGAAGTCACCCGCCCAGATCGCCGAGGAGAAGGCCGCCCGCCGCGCCGCCGAGCGTGCGAGCGATCAGAGGCTCGAGTTCGGCGTCAACACCGACGCAATGACCCTCGCTCAGAACGAGGCCGTCGTCGTGGTGATGGACAAGACGCGGAGTAAGACCGTTCAGACCGCCCGCCGCGCCGACGTCTTTGACCGCCTGTGCAACGATGGGCAGCTTCGCGCGGTTCGCCGGCTTGAGGCGGACATCGCTGAACAGATGGGCCAGGCTTGGCGCCCGGGCCAGCGCGTCAGCGTGGACATTTCGCCATATCCGCCTGGACAAGCCATCAACCAGGCCCAGATCGACGCTGGCCGCCGGGTTTCCATCGCCCTGGCCGCGACAGGCGCGCGTGACGGCTGGCTAATGCAGAGCTTGATCGTCGGCCTTCCTGGAACCGATCGCTCCGACTGGCGGGCTGTTGTCCGCTACATCACCGGCGAGACGAACGAGCAGGCCCAGGGCGCCCGTGTCCGAGGCGCGGCCGACAACCTTCAGGCCGCGTACGGCGCCATGGATAGCGTCAGCTCAAAGCCCAAGCGCAACCTATTGACCGCTTAAGCGGATCATGGGACACATCGTTATCCGCAGAAACTGCGACCAAAGACGACCATCGTTGAGCCTGACCGGCTCCGGTGGTCGTTCTCTTTCAGCCAGTCCCCGACATGTGCACCGAGCTACGGCAAAGGCCAGCGTTCGGGGTTTCGGGCTGACTTCCGAACCCGGCTTGAATAACAATCAAGAGAAATCAAGATGACCGCTCATGGCGGAAAGCGCTCCGGCGCTGGCCGGCCGAAAGGCGCGGTCAATAAGGCCACGGCTGACGTCAAAGACTTGGCCGGCGAGTACAGCGACGCCGCTATGCGAACGCTGGCCGAGATCATGGCTGATGGCCGCGCTCCCGCTGCGGCGCGCGTGGCAGCATCGAACGCGATCCTTGATCGACGATACGGAAAGCCCAAGCAGGCGGTTGAGCTGGAAGGCGAGGTCGATTTGAACGCGACCGTCACCGCCGTGGAATATCTCGTTGTCGATCCGGCTCCAGGTTCCGGTAGCTAGGGTCTTCGTCCCACTTCTCGCCAAAAGCCGATACAAGGGCGCGAAGGGCGGGCGGGGCTCGGCCAAGTCGCACTTCTTCGCTGACCTTATGGTCACGCGCTGCGTTGGCGCTGAAACGCGGGCTGTCTGCGTCCGTGAGGTTCAGAAGTCCATCCAGAAGTCGGTCAAGCAACTGCTTGAGGACAAGATCAGGTCACGCGGCCTGAGCCATCTATTCCGCATCCTTGAGACTCACATCGAGGTCATCGCCGGCGCCGGGAAGGGCGGGCGCATCGACTTCCAGGGGATGCAGAACCACACGGCGGACAGCATCAAGTCGCTGGAAGGCTATGACATTGCGTGGATCGAAGAGGCGCAGTCGCTTAGTCAGCGCTCCCTGGACCTTCTGCGACCGACCATCCGCAAGGCGGGGTCTGAGATCTGGGCTAGCTGGAACCCTGAGAAGCCCGACAACCCGATTGAGGCGCTTCTGTGTGGCGATCATCCGCCCGCCGGCGCTGTGGTCGTCACCGCCAACTACATGGACAACCCGTGGTTCCCTGAGGAGCTGCGCGAGGAAATGGAGGTGGACCGCCTCCGCGACCCCGACAAGTTCAATCACGTCTGGCTAGGCCATTACCTGCGTCGCACGAACGCCCTGGTGTTCACCAACTGGCGTGTGGCGAAGTTCGAGACGCCCAAGGATGCGAACCGCCGCTTCGGAGCCGACTGGGGCTTTGCTCAAGACCCCTCGACCCTGGTTAGCGCCTTCATCGGCCGCTGGGGACCTAATGGCGAGGCCATCGACGACCCGACCGGCCGCGTTCTTTTTGTGGACGAAGAGGCATGGGCTATCGGGTGTGAGATCGACGACACGCCAGCGCTGTTCGCGGGCGACTGCCCGGTCAATCACGCGGCTGGCATGGAGCGGTGGAAGAACCCGAACAAGCGCAAGGGCGTCACGGGCGCCCTGAAGTGGCGGATCACCGCCGATAGCGCCAGGCCTGAGACGATCCGATACATGCGCCGCCGGGGCTTCAAGATCCTGCCCGCGATCAAGGGCGCTGGATCGGTTGAAGACGGCATCGAGTTCCTGAAGTCGTTCGACATCGTGGTGCATGAGCGCTGCACCAACACCGCCCGAGAGCTTGAAACCTATTCGTTCAAGATCGACCCGGACACTGAAGAGGTCCTGCCGATCCTCGACGACAAGAACAACCACGTGATCGACGCCCTTCGCTACGCCCACGAGGGTGTGAGGAAGGCGGCTAAGCGCCCGTCTGTCAGGCCCAAGCCTAAGCGCACCGACTACACCGGCAACCGCAGCCAGGGAGGTCCGACATGGATGTCAGCATGACCGACCAGGCGCAGGACTACGCGCCGGACCTGGGCGACCTGAAGCGCGACTTCACCAACGCGTGCGACGCCCAGCAGAAGGCCCGCGAAGAGGCGCGGATCAACCGCCGCTATTACGACTCCAAGCAGATCAGCGCGGCCGACCTTCAGGTTCTGGCCGATCGCCGCCAGCCGCCGCAGGTGGACAACATCATCAAGCCGGCCATCAACGGCATGATCGGTGTTGTTGAGCGCGGGGAGACAGACCCCAAGGCCGCTCCTCGCACGCCCGAGCGCGAAATGGCCGCGGACACGGCGACCGACCTGCTGCGCTGCATCTACGACGACGCCAAGCTGCACGACATCAAGCTCAAGGTGTTTGAGAACATGCTGGTCGAGGGCATCGGCGCCTCGATTACCGAGATCGACGCCAAGATGGGCATCCCCGTGCGGCGCATCCGCTACGAGGAGTTCTTCTACGACCCTTTCAGCCGCGAAACCGACTTCTCGGACGCGGCGTACATGGGCATCGCCAAGTGGTCGTACGTCCAGGACGTCATCAAGATCTACCCCGAGTTCGCCGACCAGCTGCGCAGCCAGTGCAGCCTGGGCGACGCCAACTCGACGTTCGAGGACCGCCCGTCGCACACCGGCGCCTTGCTGTGGACCGACAACAAGCTCAAGCGCCTGCTGGTGGTCGAGATGTACCGCCAGGACGGCGGATGGAAGAAGATCGTCTTCACCGGCTCGCTGCTGCTGGAGGCGGGCGACAGTCCCTACCAGGACGACGACAAACAGCCGGCCAACCCGATCAGCGCCGCGTCGATCTACGTGGATGACGACAACCAGCGCTATGGCGTTGTTTCGGACTGGCGCTCGACCCAGGACGGCGTCAACAAGCGCAAAAGTAAGCTGCTCTACCTGGCCAGCACGCGCCAGATCCAGCAGGTTCAGCCGGATGCCGCAGAAGTGGACGCTGAGACGGCCCGTCGCGAAGCTGCGCGCCCCGATGGCGTCTTGCCGGCCGGCTGGCAGGTCGTGCCGACGACCGACATGTTCGAGGGCAACCTTCGCCTTCTGCAGGAGGACAAGCAGTCCATCCAGCGCGTCGGCGTGAACCCCGCAGTGTTGGGCCGGGAAGGGGAGAACCAGTCGGGCCGCGCCAACCTTGTCCGCCAGCAGGCCGGCCTGACCGAGCTGGCGATCATCTACAAGGCCTTGAAGGTCTGGGAGCACTCGACCCTTGGCAAGGCCTGGGAGCGCGTGCGCCAGTTCTGGACCGAGCCGATGGTCAAGCGGGTGACCGGCGAAGAGGACAGCTGGAAGTTCCTGCACCTGAACAAGCCGGTGCTGGAGCCGCGTGACGTTCAAGTCGGAACTGACCCGTGGACGGGTTGGCCAGTCTACGAGCAGCGCATGGTTCAGGTCGGCGTCGAGAACGCCATCGCTGACATGGAAGTCGACATCATCCTCGACAGCGTCCCTGACACCGCTAACGTCCAGCAAGAGCAGTTCCAGGTACTGTCGGAGCTTGCCCGCGCCTACGGGCCGCAGGAAGTGCCGTTCGACGACATCCTGGCCGTCTCGTCCCTGCCTAAGAAGCGGGAGATCATCGACCGCCGCAAGGCTCGCCAGGAACAGGCGCAGCAGGCCCAGCAGCAGCCCAATCCGGCCCAGCAGTTGGCCATGGCCGATGCGCAGGCGAAGGTCGAAGAGACCCGCACCAAGGCCGCCAAGAACGTCGCCGACGCCCAGAACACTCAGGTCGAGACCGAGATCCTGGCGCGTCAGGCCGCCAACCCCATGCTGGAAGGCTGGCTTAACGCCGGCTGACCCCATGCCCGCCGCCGGGGCCAACGGGCGATCGCAGCTATCACGCCGGCTGAGAGGGCGTGAACGGGCCGCCGCTGACCGGGCGAGATCGTGCCGCCGACGTTACGGGCGCTCCAAGGTGAAACATGTCCGACTTGCCTGACTTCCTCGGGGGTGAACCCTCCGACCTGGGCGAAGCGCCCGTGATCGAAGCTATCGAGCCAGCTCTGGCTGCGCCCGAAGCGCCTATCACGCCGCCCGAACCTGCCGCGCCCGAAGCGCCTGTCGCTCCGGTCGAACAAGCCCAGATCGAGCCCCAAGCCCCGCCGCCCGGCCACGTGCCGCTGACGGCGCTCTTGGATACCCGAGACCAGCTGCGCGAAGCCCGAGAGCGCATCCGCGCTTTCGAGGCCCAGCAGCAGCCCGTCGAGAGCCCCGACCCGTTCGAGGACCCGGAAGGCTACGCCGCTCACCAGCAAGCCAGCTTCGAGCAGGCGCTGAAGGTCAACACCTTCAACACCTCGAAGCTGATCGCCGAGAGCGGGCCGGACGCCGCCCTTGTCCCGCAAGCGCTCCAATGGGCGCATCAGCGGGCCGAGGCCGACCCTGGCTTCAGGCACCAGTCGTTCAATCACCCCAACCCCGTCGGCTTCGCCCTGCAGGAGTTCAAGCGCCAACAGACGCTGACTCAGGTGGGTGACGACCCCGACGCCTTCGTGCGCAGGCGCGCGGCCGAACTCGGCTTCGTGCAACCCAACCCCCAGCCGGCCAACCCCGCGCCCCAGGCGCCGCAGCCGGTCGCCCCCCAACGTCCATCGGCGCCGAGGCCCAGCCTCGCCAGCGCACCTTCGGCCGGCTCCGTCGCCGCGCCCCAGGTCCGCAACGGCGAGCAGACCTTCGACGCGATGTTCACTCGATAAGAAGGAACATAGGCCATGGCCTATACCGAAGCCGCTCCCGATCTGGAGCTGACCAAGTGGCGCTCGGACTACTGGACCGAGTACGTCAACATGTCCGGCTACAAGCGCTACATGGCCGCCTCGCCGAACGCCATCATCATGACCGCCCGCGATCTGATCGAAGGCGGCAAGGATCTCGTCATTCCGCTGGTCGGCTCGCTCAAGGGCCAGGGCACCGGTACCGGCCTGCTGACTGGCGCTGAAGAGCGTCTGGACAACTATGGCTTCCGCACCCGCCCGGTGTGGCGCCGTAACGCCGTCGTCACCAAGAAGTCGGCGGTGCAGAAGTCGGTCATCGACCTGCTGAAGGCTAACAAGGACAGCCTGAAGATCTGGTCTTCGGACGACCTGCGCGAGCGCATCGGCCTGGCCCTGACCGCCGTGGCGATCGACGAGACCGCCTACAACGAAGAAGAAGGCATCGGCCTGCAAGTGCCGTACGCCGACGCGACGCCGACCCAGCGTAACAACTGGCTGTCGGACAACTACAACCGCGCTCTGTTCGGCAACGCCCAGGCCAACACGGTCCCGGGCAACGTCGCCTCGTCGCTGGCCAACGTGGACGCCGCCAATGACACCTGGTCGGCCGCCATGATCGACGCCGCGGTGGACATGGCCCAGTACCGCGATCGCATCAGCGGTCGTCGCGCCATCCGCCCGTACCGCTCGACCGGCGAGGACGGCAACGAATGGTACGTGCTGTTCGTCGGCTCGCGCGCCTTCAACAAGCTGAAGGCGGACCCCGACATCAAGGCGTTCAACCGTGAAAGCCGCGAGCGCACCGTCGGCGACAACCCGTACTTCACGGGCGGCGACCTGGAATGGAACGGCGTCGTCATCCGCAAGGTCCCGGAACAGCGCTTCGTGCTGCCCGGCGCCGGCGCTGCGGGCGTGGACGTTGAAATGGGCTTCCTGTGCGGCGCCCAGGCCCTCGTCGTGGCTTGGGGGCAAGACCCGACCTCGACCGTCCGTCGCGACGACGACTACCAGTTCATCAAGGGCGTCGGCACGGAAGAGCTGCGCTCGGTGGACAAGACGTTCTTCAAGGAGACCGGCGCCGTTGGCCCGGGCACTCAGTGGGGCACGATCACCATGTTCGGCGCGGTCTAAGAGGAGAACCAGACCATGGCGCGTTTCATGCCCACTGCGACTGCCGGCGTCGCCGTCGCTCGCACCTCGAAGACCTCGACGGACAGTAACCAGCTGACCGCGGTCGGCGAGTCCGTCACCGTCACGGCGGCTCAGCTCACGCTGGGCGCTCTGTTCGGCAATATCCGCGTGCCCAAGGGCGCCGAGATCGCCTTCGTCCAGCTGGACGCAACCGATCTGGACACCAACGGCACGCCGCTGATCACCCTGGAGATCGGCGACGCGGGTGACACCGACCGCCTGCTGGCGGCCAACACGGTCGCCCAGACCGGCGCGGCCCCGGTCGGCCCGACCATCGCCAAGACCGGCTTCGGCTACCGCTACCCGGACGAAACCCTCGTTCAGGTGCGTGTGGCCGCGGCTCCGGGCACGGCGGCGGCTGGCACGATCAAGTACGCCGTCCACTACGTCAGCCAGTAGGGGGCCTTCGTCATGAAAGCTCGCATCACTGCCTCTGCGGCCGAAATCGGGCCGTTCGAGACGCTGACCTTCTACGGCCAGCCGCTCACCCGCGACTGGTCGCCCAGCCTGAACGTCTCGGCAGACGTGGAGCGCAAGCTTCGCGGCAATCGCTATCTGGAAGTGAAGGGCGGCAACGACCCTCTCGACCATGACGGCGACGGCCAAAAGGGCGGTTCGGTCCCGGCTTTGCCGAAGACCGACGCTGAACTGACGCCGGCCGAGAAGCGCGCCGCGATCATCGCCGAACTGAAGGCGATGGGCGTATCGTTCGGCGGCCGGCTCCCGACCGTGGTCCTGGCCGATCTGCTGGCTAAGGCCAAGGCCCCCGCCGTCCCGGTCCCGGCCGACGAAGACCCGCAACGTGCCGAACTGATTGCCCAGCTGGAAGGTCTGGGCGTCGAGTTCGACCCGAACGCGGACACCGAAGCGCTGGAAGCGGCCCTCGACGCCGCGACCGCGCCCTAACGAGGTCGATCCCCCTCGTTATCAGCGCCCTGGCCGTCTCCCATGCGGCCGGGGCGCGCCCCTTTCTTTCGTGAGGTGGACCTGATGCCGACTTGCCGGGACATCATCACGCGCGCGCTGCGCAAAGCCGGCCACATCGGTCGGAACGAGAACCCCAGCGACGCCGACGAAGCCATGGGCATGAACGCCCTGCAGTCGATGTTCGATGGCTGGATTTCTGGCGGCACTTTTGGGCCGATGCACGACCTCTACCGAGACGCTGCCTATACCGCGCGCGCCGGCCAGAGGATCCGAACGACGTTCCCCGTGACGCTGCCCGACTACACGCAAGTGGATAGTTCCGGCTACTGCGATGACTACGGCTTTGGGCACCGGCGGGACGGCCGGCCGCAGAACCGCGCGGTTATCGTGGTGGTGAACCCCTCAACTGGCGAGCGCCAGAGCAACCTGTGGGACGCCTGGGTGGGCGGCTGGGTTCGGATTGAGGCGCTCCAACCGGGTGATGAAGCGCCACTGGCCGCTCTGGGCGCCAATGGCCTGGCGTGCTGCGTGGCTCGCGCTGTAGCCGATGAAACCGGCCTGAAGCTGAACGACGAGACCGTTCGCGAGGCGCGCGCTTTCGTGGCGCGCATCCAGCAGGGCGCAGACGGTCGCCGCGACGCCACGCCGGGGGTCTACTGCTGATGCCCTCGCTACCTCTGGCCAAGGGCAACTATCAGCGCTTCGACAACACGCCGGTTCGGTTGACCAACGCCTATTTCGAGCAAGATCCGACCAACGTGCGCGATCAGATGTCGCTCATTCCCCGACCCGGCCTCGCCACCTTTGCAACGCTGGCAGGGCCGTCAGTGGCCGGCATGATCCGCCGCGAGGATAGTGACGAGACCGTGCTGTGCGTGTCGGGGACCGTCGCCCAGGTGGTGAGCCCTGAGGGCATCGTCACCGCGGCCGGAACGGGCCTGACCGGCACGAACCGCGTTAGCATGGCCGCCGATGGCGCCAACATCATGATCGCGCGCGCCGGCCTTCTCTACGTGCAGACCGGGACGACGGTCACGCTGGTCGAGATGCCCGACGACATCCTGGTTTTGAACGTGGTGTTCCTGGCGGGGCGCTTCTGGATCGCGACCGAGTTGGACGGCCGGGTCTATTTCACAGTTCCTGGCGAGACGACGGTTGACGCTCTGAACTACTTCAGCGCCGAAAGCGCTCCCGATCCCCTGGTTGGCATCGCCGTGTCAGGGGATGAGCTGATCCTTCTCGGCCGGTCCTCGGTTGAATACTGGACGCCCACCGGCGATCAGGATCTGCCTGCCACCCGCGTTGTCGGACGCGCTTCGAAGGTCGGCTGTGCGAGCATGTACAGCATCGGCACCGGCGACCTAGTGGCCTGGGTTGGTGACGACTGCATGGTCTACCGATCGGGCGACGCGCTGCCGGTGCCGATCGGCGACGCAGGGCTTTCGGCCATCATCCGCAAGGCCCGCCCAGCGCTCGACGAGACTGATCCCGCCAAAACCCTCAACGGCTGGACCTTCAGCATTGAGAACCACACGTTCTACGTCCTGGATATCCCCGGGCACGGCACGCAGGCGTTCGACTTCATGACGAACCAGTGGTGCGAGTTGACCTCTGTCGACCACCCTCTGTTCAACGCTGGCTGCGGCGTGAAGCTCTCTGAGGGGCGATGGCTGGCCGGCGGCACTTTCGACGGAAAGGTCAGACTGTTCTCGCCGGATGCGCTGGAGGACGACGAGGGCCCGATCGTGCGCGTGTATCCTGCGCTGCTGCCGGTGCGCAGCACAGAGGTATGCCACAACGTCGTTCTTGAGTGCACGGTGGGCAGCGCGACGCTGGTCTACCCTGTCGATAACCCTCGGGCTGGGTGCCGGTTCAGCCGCAATGGCGGCCGGACTTGGAGCGATTGGACCTACACCAGCCTCGGCCAGCAGGGCGACTACGACCTCAAGCCCTCGTTCCGCGGCCTGGGTCGCATGGAAGCGCCGTCGCACCTCTTCGAGTTTCGCATCAGCGATCCCGTCCCGTTCGTGCTTCGAGCGGCGCGCTACAATGAGGGTGTGAACTGATGACCCTGAACCTGGATCCGCTGCAGGCGAAAGTCGCGATCGTCACAAAGGATCGCCTGCCAACGCCGCAATTCCAGATCTTCTGGCAGCGCAGCATCAAGGAACTGCAGCGCGCCGACGCGGCGCTGATCACCCTGTTCCAGCAAGGCCAGCAGCAGCAGGAATTGATCATCCAGCTTCTGGAGGTCGTCGCGGCGAACGTCGCCTACCTCAACGATCTGAGCGATTGGCTGATCCTGATGGGCCAGTACCAGCAGCAGCGGATCGCCTACCTGCAGATTGCCGTCGCCGATATCGCCACGCAGGGCGGCTACACGATACCCGACCCCAGCGGCCTGCCGGTGTGGCCTGGTCCGGCCCCAGCCCCGCCGTTCTGATAATCATGGAGCGTTCAATGCGAGACCTTCGCGCGCCGCGCGCCCGGGACATCACGGGCTTCGCCCAGCTTTTCGGCATCGACGACGTTCTGATTGCCGCCGGCATTTCCGCCGCCGGAAGCCTGCTGGGCGGCGCCAAGGCAAGCAGCGCCTCAAAGAGCGCCGCTGCTGCCTCGCAGTACGCTGCCGATCAGACTGCAGCCGTGCAACGCGAGGCGACGCAGCTGGCGCAGCAAAACACCGCTACCAGCCGCGGCGCCGGCAATCTGTCGACCAACGCGCTTGCGGCTCGCTTCGGGCTGATCCCAAATGGCTCGGCCGTTGGCGGCAACATCTATGCGGCCGGGACCGGCGCTCAAACTCCCAGCGCTAGCCAATCCGGCAACATCTACGGCAGCGCTGTGCCGTATTCGGCCACGCAGCAGGCCGGCCAGCCGGACTGGAATGCCGTGCTTGCGGCGCGTCCTGACGTGGCCGCCGCCGTCGCCGATCCTAATGGCGGTTTCAATGGGGCAACGGCGCAAGAGCGCGCGGCCGACTGGTACGCTCGCTACGGTCAGCAGTCCGGCTACCAGGTCCCGACGATCTCCGCACCCCAAGCCCAGGCCGCCGCGCCGGTCACGGATGTTCAGCTATCGCCCTCTGCCCAAATGCCGACCTACACCCGGCCTGACGCTATGCAGGCGCCGGCGACCTACGTCCCGAACATCTATCAGCCTGGTGGCGGCTCGCGCCCGACCTATGGCGGCACCCTCGACGTTTCGTACGACAGCTACCTGGACTCGCCGGAAGCGATGGCGGCTGACTACGATATCTCCCAGCAGTCGGGCGCGGCCAGTTCGGCGCTCGCGGCGAGCGGCGCCAGCAAGAGCGGAGCGGCGCTGAAGGCGCTGCAAAACATCGGCCAATCGAACAAGGTGAAGTATTACGGCGACTTCCGTAACTACAACACCAACCAGTTCAACACCGATCGCGCTCGTTTCGACAACAACTACAACTTCGACGCCCAGCTGAGCCAGCAAGATCGCCAATTCGGGGCGACGTTCAACCAGGCGAACTATCAATACGGTCAGAACCGCGCGGACAACATCTTCAATCTGGACCGCGCCTATGGCACTGATCTGGCGCTTGGCAACCGTGCGTACGAGACGTCGCGTTACGACAACATGACCGGAAATCTGTTCAACCTGGCCAACCTGGGGCAGGGCGCAGCGGCCCAGTCGAACAACGCGGCGGCCAACTACGCGAACGCCACGTCGCAGAACCTGTTCAGTAATGCCGCCAACCAGGGCAACGCGGCCCTGACGAGCGCATCACAGTTCAACCAGCTCCTGGGGCAGGGCATTGGCGCCTTGACCTACGCGCTGGGGAACCGCAGCAACACCACGCCGAAGGTCTAATCCCATGGCAGAGATCAATTGGGGCATCGTCAACGACGCGCCCAACGTGTTCGCGATGGGCCTGCAAGGCTATCAGGCTGGGCAGCAGGCTGTCGCTCAGCGTCAGCGGCAAGCGCTCATCCAACGGGAAGCCGACCGAGAGGAGGCCCAGTATCAGGCCGGCTTGAAGCGCCAGCAGCGTCGGAGCGAGATCACTGCATCCTATGCCGGCGATCCCACTAAGGCGCGTCAGGACGCGATTGGGTCTGGTGATTTCGAGTTGGCTGAGCAGTTCTCGAAGTTGGACGCCGGCCGGCGGGAGGAGATCGGCCGAAAGGCTGAGATCGGCGCCAAGGTCGCCCAGCAGCTTCTCGGTCAGTTTCCAGACGATGGCATGCTGGAGCAGCGGAAGGCCGCCGCGCTGGCCATGGCGCCGCAACTGGCGCAGTACGGCGTGACGCCTGAGGAGGTCGCGGCGAGCGACTACAGCACGGGCGGTCTACAGCGGAGCCTGGCGCTCGGCATGAGCGTCAACGAGGCGATCGTCAAGGCGAACGCTGACCGAGACTTCCGGGCGCGAGATGAAGACACTAAGGCTGATAACGCCCGTCTAGACCAACAGTTCGACTGGCAGAAGGGGCAAGACCAGATCCGTAATCGGAACGACGCCACTCGACTTGGTTTCGAGGGGCAGAGGGTCGGAATGGACCGGCAGCGCCTCGGGTTTGAGGGTCAACGTCTTGTCCTGGAGCGGGACAAGGCCAAGCGCGAGGCGGGAGCCCCAAAGCTGACCGAGGGGCAGGCCAAGGACGGTTTCAACGCCTCCCGGATGCGAGGCGCTGCCCAGGTCATTTCTAAGCTGGAACGCGACAAGTCGTTCAACGCTACACTCTCGGGCGCTGGGGCGGCGGCGGGCGGGTCGAAAAGCCGACAATATGAGTCTGCCAAGCTTGAGTGGGCTGACAGCCTTCTGCGCTCGACTAGCGGCGCGCAGGCGACCAAAGAGGAAATTGAGAACACGGCGCGGACCTATTTCCCCCAGTTTGGGGATAGCCCTGATGTGGTGCGGCAGAAGACCGCGCGGCGTCGCGAAGTGCAGACCGACCTCGCGCGCCGCGCTGGGCCTGGTGCGCCTCCATCGACTGGCGCTGCTGACCCGCTGGGAATTCGCTGATGCCCACCATTGCTGAAGTCCGGCAGAAGTACCCGCAGTACAAGGACATGTCAGACCAGCAGCTGGCCGACGCCTTGCACTCGAAGTTCTATTCGGACCTGCCGCGCGACCAGTTCAACGCCAAGATCGGCCTCTCGGCTGCTGCGGCGCCGGCGGCGGCGCGCCCTGCTGCCAAGCGCACATTGCTGCAGGAGGCCGCAGGTGCTCTGGCGAACGTCAACCGGGGCCTGCTGATCGGCGACGAGATCGCTGCCGGCATCGGAACGGCGGTAGATGTGGCCTCTGGCAAGGCTCGCAGCCTGGGCGACATCCCGAACATCTACGCTCAGAACATGAAGGTGCAGCGGGAGATCGAAGACGACTTCACTGGCCGCAGGCCGAACGCCGCCGCGCTGGCAAGGGGTACTGGCAACGCTGCAACCCTGGCACTACCAGCTGGCCAGGCCGGCAACATCTATGCGCAGTCTCCGCGCTTGCTCAACGCGGCGCGTGGCGCAGTCGTAGCCGGAACCCAGGCGGCAGCTGCCGGCCTCGCTGACCGCGGCACGGCCGAAGAGCGGCTCACGACCGCATCTCGCGCGGCTCGTGACCCGATCACGCTGGGCCTTGGCGCTGCCGCTGGCGCGCTCGCCCCGGCTCGCGCTGGGCGCCCGCGCGGTCAGATCAGTGAGAATGTCAAAGCGCTGCGTGCGGAAGGAGTGCCACTGACACGAGGACAAGCTTACGGCGGCGCCGCAAAAACGGCTGAAGATATGGCGACCTCGACGCCTATCTTGGGCAACGCCATCCAGGATGCCCGTCGCACTGGCGTGGAGCGGTTCAACACCGCCGCGGCGAACCGAGCCCTGAGGCACGTCAACGCCAAGGTCCCCGATGAGGTCAAGCCCGGCCATGAGACGATCGCTTACGTGGGCGATCTTCTATCATCGAAGTACGAGGATCTCGTACCTAAGGGCGGGGTGCGTGCTGATCCTGGTTTTTCAGATGACGTCTCCCGTTCGGTGACGCCGGTCGTTGACACTCTGACGCCCCAATCGCGTGAGCAGCTTCTGAACATCATTGAGTCAAGGGTCAATAGCCGCCTTGGCCGCAACGGGACGATGGATGGTCCGACGTTCAAGATGGTGCAGAGCGAGCTCGGAAAGGAGATCGCTCGCTTTACGAGCAGCAATTCCCCGGATGCTCCCCCGATCGCGGAGGCGTTGACCGGAATTCAAGCCGCTCTTCGCGAAGCGGCGGGACGTCAGAACCCGGCCTTTGCGGGCCAGTTGAAGCGTCTGGATCGCGCTTACGCCGAGTTCAAGCGCGTGGAAGGGGCTGCTGCTGCCGCCACTGAAGGCGGCATCTTCACGCCGGCCCAATATCAGGCCGCTACGAAGGCGGGTGACAAGACGGCTGGCAAGCGCCAGTTCGCGCGCGGAACCGCACTTGGGCAAGACTTCGCGGTCGCAGGAAAGGACATTCTGCCGTCCAAGGTGCCTGACAGCGGTACCCCGGGGCGAAGCATGATCGGAGCGCTGACAACGGCACCCGCCACGGTCGCGGCCGGCTTTGCTACAGGGGGGATGTCAGGCGGCCTCACGGCGGCTGCGGGTGTTGCGGGAACGTTGGCGGGCCTTAAGGGTGCGGCGACCATGTACAGCCCCCGCGCGATCGAGGCGTTCAATCGGGTGATCGACGATCGCATCGCTCGAGAGGGCCAAGTCGCCGCCCTCGCCGAACTGCGCCGGTTGGCGAGCCAGGAGCCTGCTGTCAGAGATCTGTATCGCGAGGCGGCGGCAAGGCTTTCAAGGGCGACGGGAGCCGCAGGAGCGACTGGGCAGAACCAGACGATCCGACAGCTTCCGGACGGCTCATGGGAAGTCGACATAAACCAAGCAGCCGTCGCACCCCGTTAGCCGCCCAGCGAGAACCGCGGACAGCCGCGACCCAGAACACGAACAGTCCCATGGACCATTCCGAGGTCCTGAACATCACATCGAACTCATCCTCGCCGGGGCGCTGCAAGTAGGCGCCCTGCAGGCGGCGGATTTCCTTCGGGCTCAGCCCGCCGATCTTCTTTCCCATCCCTAACCTCTACCACGTCCGCGCCTCACCCGCGCGCGCTTTCGCATGGAGGCCTCATGGCCGCTGGTTTGCTCATCTTCCCCGGCGCCTTTCCGTCCCGCGATCGCCAGGGCAACCGCGTGGCGGCGCAGATCGGCTTCTATGAAAACGGCGCGCCGGGCACTCCAAAGACCGTCTATTCAGACAGCGGCTTGACCACGCCACTGGCGAACCCGGTGCATAGCGATGCGCTTGGCGTGTTTCCGTCCATCTATGCCGATGAGGCGCAAGCGTTCACTGCGATCTGGTCAACTGCTGAATTCGCGCCGCAGACCAGAACGCTGGACGATCTGACGCCATCGACCTCGGCGAACCAGACGATCCTTGAGCAAACGCTGGCCTACCGGGATCAGACCGAAGACCTGCGCGACGACACCGCCGCGCTGAAGGCTGACACCCAGCAGATCAAGACGGACACTCAGGACATCTACGACGATGCCGTGGCGCTGTACGGCAGCCTGACCGACATCAACAACGCCGTCACCGCAGCTCAAGCGTCCGCCACCGCGGCCAGTGGCAGCGCTACGGCCGCAACCACGCAGGCGGGGATTGCGACCACTCAGGCCGGAAACGCCTCCACCAGCGCCACCAACGCGGCGACGAGCGCCACCAACGCCGCTACCTCCGCCGGCCAGGCCAAGAGCTATACCGGCGGCCTTGGCTTCCTGTTTTCCACGACCACGACTGACAGTGACCCTGGCTCGGGCAACATTCGGCTCAACAACGCCTCGCCAGCTTCGGCCTCGTTCATCTATGCTGATGACGTCGATGCTGACGGCCTGGCGGCTGCGGCTTGGATCAGCACCTTTGATGACAGCACGTCGTCAATCCGGGGGCAGCTGTTCCTGCGCGATGGCCTGACTGGCTCGTTCGCGGTCTTCTCGGTCACTGGTCCGGTCGTCAACGGGGGCGGCTATCGCAAGATCCCCGTCGCCTACGTGACCGGAACGGGCGCCTTCACTAACACCAACCGGGTTGGCCTGTCCTTTGCCTCGAACGGTGACGCTGGAAGCGCGATGATGGTTGGCTATGCTGCCAAGTCCGCCAACTACACCCTTCAGGCTACCGACCGCGCTCTGATCATCGACTGCACGGCGAACCTGACGCTGGGCGTGGCCGCAGCCTCTGCGCTGAACAGCGGGTGGTTCTGCTATGTCCGTCTGGCGCCGGGCGTCACGGTCACGATCGATCCGAACGCCTCGGAGACGATCGACGGCCTGACGACCAAGACCTTCTATCAGAACGCCGCGATCCTGCTGCAATGTGACGGAAGCGCGCTTCGGTCTGTCGTCCTCAATCAGGACGCTGGGGACCAAGTCTACGCGCGACTCGATAAGCCGGGCAGCAGCACCACTCCCGGTGACTCTGCCAGCACCCTTGGCTATGCCACCTGCGCTCTCAATTCTATGCCGATCAACACGATTGGCGCCACGCTGGTGGCAGACCAGATCACGCTACCGCCCGGAACCTACCAAATCCGAGCGCGCGTGCCCTTCTACAACACCAGCAACTCGCAGGCCCGCGTTCGCAACATCACCGATGGCACAACGGTGGCTTTCGGATCGAGCGTATTCACGCCCAACGCCGCCAACCAGAACGTCGACTGCTGGGTCTCGGGCCGCTTCACGATCACCGCATCGAAGGTCTTCGAGCTGCAGAACGTCGCCACCACGGCAGGCACGCTCGGCGGCCCCGGCGTAGCCGCCGGCGGTGAGATCAACATCTTCCAAGAAATCTGGATCGAGCGCGTCAGCGCCTAACCGACCGCATAGAAGGACCCTGCCACTATGGCTACCGAAGTCTCCGCCGCTGCGCCGCACACGGTCAATGTGTCCATTCCGGCCGGCCAATCGATCTCTGACCTTGCCCTGGTGAACGGGAAGATCGTCGGCATCTACATGCCTTCTGGCTGGGACGCGGCCGACATCACCTTCATGGTGAGCCAGGACGCTAGTGGCAACGGCGTTCCGGTCTATGACGACGGCGTCGAGCGCTCGATCCCAAGCGCTCAAGCTGTCGCCGGGCGTCTGATCTCGCTCGACCTGAACGACTGGTTGGCCATCAACGTCATTCGCATTCGCTCTGGCACGTCTGGGGCGCCGGTGAACCAGACGGCGCGCCGAGACTTCGCCCTGGTCCTGGCCGGCTAGTGCGATGGTCAAGAGCTTCCGCAACCCGGGTCCGACCGCTGCGCAGCTGGCCGCCGTCGGCGCGCGCTTCTCCCTGATCGCCCTGGAGGCTTCTCAATGAGCCTGACCTACGCAACCCGGCGAGCCCTCCTCACCCCCAATAAGGGTGGTGGGGAGTGGACGCCCGGCTCTCCAGTGACGTTGTTCTTCGCCGGTGACAGCCGCGTGGAGAACGGACGCACCGGTCTGGGCGTCGCCAAGGGTGATTATCAGACTTACCGTTACTCACCTTGCCACGTCGCGGCGTACCGCATGCTTGGCAAAATCCGAACGGACGACCGGAGCAATCTATTCGCCACCAGCGGTCAGGTCACCGCTGGCTGGATCGCCGCGCACCAAGCTAACTTGGTCGCCGCCGTGACTGTGGCGGTCAACCCGGTCGTGATCTTCCATTTGGCCACCAACGATCTGGGCCAGAGCGTCCCGCTAGCGACGATTCAAGCGAACATTCTTAGCATTTTCGCCGCCCTGCGATCGGCCAACCCCCGTTGTCACGTCCTATGGCTGCTGGAAAACCCCCGGTCAGGTGCCGCCGCGCTAAGCGCTCCGAACGAGCAGAACCGCAAGGATCTGAACGTGTGGCTGCTTGCTCAGGCTGGATTGTACTTTGTTCCGGTCAACTACCTCGCCAGCTTCACCGCCGATGGCACGTTCGACGGATCAACAGCAGTTGCTGGATACCAGAGGGACGGTCTTCACGACGCCGACAGGGGCGCGGATGTAAAGGCTGTCTCGATTTCTGCGGCGCTCAATGCCATGTCACCGATCGCGGGAGCGACCGAGTATGTGGGAGCGACGGACGTCTACAACAGCAGCACCAACCCTACCGGGAACAAGGTCATTAACGGTCAGCTGGCGGGCGGAGCGACCACCCCGACAAGTTGGAATGGGAATGTACGCAACGCCGCTGATAACGGCGCGGCCACGGCGCTGTCCTGCACGTTCAGCAAGCCCACCGCCAACATCGCTCGCATGGTCCTTGGTGGGGCAGGAACTGTGGCGGGCGAGTCCGCCTATCTCCAACAGACTACCGTCGGCAACTTGGCGGGGTACGTGGCTGGTGACACCCTAAGGCTGCGCGCAAAGGTCCGCTGGTCAGGACTGCAAAATGTCCGAGCCGTACGGGTTCGGACGACGATGTACGGTGACTTTTTCGGCTGCTTGATCGCTGAGAATGGTCAGGGGCCGTCCCCGAATGCGGATCGAACTGAAGTGCTGGAGTGGTACGCCGTGGTTCAAGCGGCCAACGTCGGTGACCGCTTCGACGTCAAGCTTCAGGTGACTGTCGATGGTAATGGAGCGCCCACGGGGACGATCGACTGGTCGGACGTGGAAATCCGCAAAGTAAGCGCCACACCCGGCGTATAGACCCCACCACCCCTACTTCTAAACGGCCCCACTTACTCTGATCGCTTGCCCGCTGAGGTGGCCATTCGTTGGGCCGCCTCGGCGGTGTCGAGGGCTTGGTCGAGGGCCATGCGGATGAAGGCGGCGCGGCCCTTCTCGCCAACGATCTTGTCCAAGCGGGCCAAGGCGAAGCGGTCAATGCTGACGTGGGTTCGGATGTAGTCGAGGCGCGGCCGGCCCATGCGTCCCTCTCTGGTCGAGGGCTTAACCATAGCGCCTAGGCGTAAATAGACGGCGCCGTGTATCCGGCGTATAAATAGGGCCGTTTACTGGCCACAGGAGCGCGCCATGGAAGAGGCCAAAACTACCCTGACTGACGGATCGCCAGTGACTGCTGGTCATCGCGAGATTGATCCCGCGACGGGTCAGCAAAAGGGCTACGTGGTGCTTTCCGCCGACGAGCGGGCCAAAGGCTTCGTTCGCCCGTTTCGTGACGCTTATCGGCATGCGAAATGCGGGACGATCACGACCATGGGCCGGTCGCTCGCCGAGACCTACGCCGCCCAGCCCGACTTTTACAGCGGCACGTTCTGCGCGAATTGCCGTGCGCACTTCCCGGTCGGCGAGGGCGGCGAGTTCACCTGGTACGAGATGGACGGATCGGAAGGTCCGAAGGTCGGCACATGACCACCAAGGCTTCGCCCTACAAGGTCTTGAAAGCCCAAGCCGACAAGATCGCTTCTGCGCTTAAGTCCCCTGGGGCGCGGTCGCGCAGCAAGCACCCGCTGAATGAAGCCGTGAAGGTTGGCATCGTCATGGATGACAAGGTCATCACCTTGGAAATGACGTGGAGCCTGATCGCCGAAACGACTGAGAAAGCTCTGGCCGAATATGTCGTCGGCCAGATGCGCGAGGCCAACGACCCGGTTCACTGAGCAGGCCAGGCTTAACGGCCCAATCCACCCCAGAGCCAACTGAGGGGGCCATCGGGCCGCCCTTCCTGACATCGGAGACCGTCCTATGGACATTTCCACCGGACGCCATGGGGCGGCCGAAACGATGTGTCACGCCTGATGGACCTCGCTACGGCGGGAGTCGGGATCGCGGGCGCGATCGGTGGCGGGGGTGTCGCCGCCCTGTTCCAGTGGCTTTCGGCGCGCAGCAAGGCCCCGGCCGACCTGACCACAGCCCAGGCCGCGTTTCAGACCGCGCTGAGCCAGCAGGCCGAGGGTTTCATTGCCGCGCTCCAGGCCGACCGCGAGGGCTTGGTCAAAGAGGTGAACGACCTCCGCAGCCGCGTGGCCGAGCTGGAGAACGAGAACCTCCAATGCCGGGGCGAGACGGCCCAGATGCGCCAGCACGTCGAGAGCTTGCAAGAGCACTTGCGCCGGCGCGGCATCGACATCCCCAAGGGCCCGCGTCCGCAGGGCCTGACGGTGCTGGAAAACGGCAAGGCCACGGTCATCACCCTCGACGCGCCGGCCGCAGCAAAGAAGCCACGCCGTCGGCGGACGAACACCAACCACAGCTAGGAGGAGCCCATGCGGCCCATCCCCAAAGAGGCGGTCGACCTGACCGCGCGGTTCGAAGGCCTGCGCCTTGTCGCCTACCGCGACATCGTGGGTGTGTTGACCATCGGCTACGGCTCCACCGGTTCGCATGTGACCGAGGGCCTGAGGATCACAAAGGAGCGCGCCCGTGCGCTGCTGAAGGACGACCTGAAGATCGCCGCAAACCGCCTGGCCGGAGTGGTGAAACAGAGCGTCATCGACGGCCTGACCGACGGCCAATATGCGGCGCTGTTGTCGTTTGTGTTCAATCTGGGCGCCAACAAGTCTTGGACAATCTGGAAGGTGCTCAACGCCGGCCAGCTGGAGGCCGTGCCTGCCCAAATGCGCCGGTTCGTCAACGCGGGCGGTAAGCGTGTCCAGGGCCTGGTCAACCGCCGCGAGGCCGAGGCGGCCCTATTCGCTGCCGACCTTCACGCGGTCGATGAGATCCTGCCCTCGTCGATCACGCGCAACACACCGACGCCGCCGACCCCGGAGCCGGTCAAACCGCTGGCCGAGAGCAAGACCTTCCTCACGGCTGGCGCGACAGCCGTGGCCGCCGCTGCGACGGGCGTCGCCGAGGTCAGCAAGACCGTGGCGCCTTATGCCGCGCAGAGCGAGTTGGTCGGCCGACTGGTGTCGACGCTGGCCATGCTCGGCGCGGCCCTGGCCGTGGCTACCCTGGTCTTCGCCTGGTTCAAGCACCGGAGCGCCAAGCGGTGACTCCGCTCCGCGTCTCGCTGGCGATCCTTGGCCTCGCTCTGGTTCTGGCCCTGGTCTGGCTGAGCCTGTGGTCCTTCGACCCGTTTGGCCGCCGCGCCGCCGCCAAGCAAGAGGCCTTCGTCGCCACCCAGCAGACCCAGGTCGCCAACGCATCGGCCGGCGTCGTCGAGCGCGTGATCAGGTCAGAGATCATCCTTCAACAGCAGGCCATGGAGGCCCAAAATGTCGTCAGGCAAGCCGAGGGTGCGGACGCGCCCCTTTCTCCTGCTCTCGCCTCTACTGTGCGCGACGGTATTGGTCGGCTGCGCGAAGCCTCCGGTTCAGGCGACGCTGACGATCCCGCCCAGCCTTCGGGAGAAGTGCGATAGGGCGAAGGTCGGGGACCTGAAGACCGTGGGCGATCTGGCGGCCCTGACGGTGCGCCAAGAGGCCGCCGTGGCGTCCTGCGACAACCGGCGCGCGGCCCTGGTCAGCTTGGTCGATGCCTATGGCGAGATCACGAGGCCCAAGCGATGGCGCCTGCCCTGGACGAAACGATAGCCCACCCGGGCCGATCCACGCCTGACCGCTCGCCTTCGGGCTTGAGCGACACAACGAGGCTCCTCCAGTTCGCTGGAGGGGCCTTTCGTCGTTCCATCCCCCCTCACAAACCAAGCCCTTAGGACTCGTTGCGGATCGCGAAGCGGCATTTCACCTTACACAAGACGCCTTGTGATAAATCCGTGAGCGGCAAAGGGCCGGGGATTCACAAGGGCTGCTGATGTGGTAGGTTTGAGAGGCTGTGGCGGCGCTGAAGGAAGCGCGGCGACCGGGTGCTTTGATCCGTCAGCAGGCTTGCTTGCCAAGTTTCGCTCGTGAAACCCGGATTTAACGAGACGGAGAGAAATCTCCGAGCCGGTATCAAGCCCGGCCCGCAGCATCAGTAAGCGTACAGGGGCGGCGTAGTGCTGGGGAGGTTGGAAATCTCGCCAGGCGCCTTCAGTGGATCTGGTAGGAAGCGGGGTCGATACCCGCGAGCACGTCCAGCGCCGCCCCTACTCCCTCGACCACTTCGCCACGGTCTTGCTCACGGCAACGTCCATGGCGTCGACCGTCAAGCCGCTGGCCTGGGCCTTCTCACACTGCGGCTTGCGGCACCTGAACGCGCCCTCGCGGAACAGCTTCTCCAGCGGCACGGCCTGGAATTTCTCCGGCGCCCTCCCCGGCCAGATCATGGTCGTGTACCGGCACCGAGGGCAGCTCACCGTCACCCGCCAGTCCAGATCATGGCAGACGCGCAGGGTTATGCGGTGAGGGATGACGGGCCACAT